CTTCATTCTTGCAATGTGTCCCGTCTTGTCTGAGCGAACTAATACAGTATGTTCATGCTCGTCTACAATGCGATTGTAGTGCGGGATAAGGACGTCATGCAATTTCTTAACAAACAAGATCTTTGCTTTCTCGATTGTATAATTGTTGTCGTCCGAGAACTGGCAGAGTGGAGCAGCAGTTACATGCTCATGTGCCTGATCGTCTTGTATAAAAGGAATCATTTTTATTACCATGGGGTAATGCAATTGAATCGTGTCGGCATCTTCATTAGTTAGAGTTGCCATCACTTGTTCTCCAGACACAAGTTTCACGATCACGAAATTTTCATTCATAAATCGACCTCCACTAATTTTATTTCAAACTGCTCTTCAGCATAAGTTTTATATCTTTCAGCTGCATGATTGAGCGTATGATTTTTCCAAGACTTCCAATGCAGATCATCTGCAATATCATAAAGGTTACAAGAAGTCTTACCTTCCTTTAACCTTAACCCACGCCCAATACTTTGTAGATTACGAATCTTACTTTTCGAGGGCGATGCAAATATAACATTCTCAATTGACGGTATGTTAATACCAGTAGAGAATGTTCCAAACGATGCTATAATGATAGCGTCCTTCTCTCCTTCAGTTATGTGACGAACTGCTTCTCTATCAGAAGTTTCAGTTCCACCATAAACGAAAAAGATCTTACGTTCATCATGTGCTTTTTTCTTAATAGCTTCGTAAAGAACTTTGCCGTGCTTTTCAACGTATTGAAAAAGGACCAGCGTATTGCCTTCAGACTTCACCGCCAGATTGCGTATGAATTTGTTTCGTGCCTCATTGGTTACGATAAAATCCATTTCATCTTGGTAGGTCATATTCTTTTGTGCCTTACGAATTTCTTCAGAATACTTCAGTATCACACACGTTATATTTAGGTTTGACAATCTTCCTGAATCCATGAGTGCACGAGTAGTTGTAACCTTGTGTACTGGACCAAACATTCCTTCAAGAACTAAACGATGAACCTTTTTGTTATCAAGTGTTCCTGTAGTGCCGATACGATAACGAATGTTATCCATCTTTTCCATTACGGTAGTTAGGGACTTGGCTTTGAATTGATGCGCTTCATCACCAAAGATTACATCAAACTGTTTGAACCATGCCTTTGGCTGAAGGTATACTGATTGCCATGTAGTGATTAGTACATCTTTAGTAAAGTCTTTGGTAAACCCAGCATAAAGTTTTTGACAGTGAGCAGATGTGCTCCAACCATTTGCACTTGAGTAGTCTTCAAAGTCAGCAAAGAGTTGTTCAACTAGCGATGTAGTTGGAACAATAATGATACACTTACGATTGCTTTCCAAATGATGGCGCATCGTAGTATAAATGATAAACGATTTACCAGAAGCTGTAGGGGAAAGTAAGAGTGTGCGTTCTTTGTTAAGTGCTGTCTTAACTGCTTCTATTTGGTAGTCACGAATCTCAATAGGTTTACCACGACCCATGGGTTTAAGGCTACGAGCATAACTTTCAATGTCTTCATGAGTTAGGTCATGTTCAACTTTTACTACATTTTTATATTCAACTTCATATCCATTGCGAATACAGAATTCTTCTACGTAAGAAATTAACCCAAGGTACAACGTCTTGCGTATTTGATCATATAATCTTACTTTACCATCCCACAATCTGGCACGAAACTGTGGAGTAAATCTTGCTCCAGGATATTCATATGTAAAGAAGTCAGAGAGTTCTTGCTCTACTCCTGCGTCAGAAAATACACGCACATATACTTCATCTAATTTTTCAATACTAACTTTCATCACATCCCAGCAAGAAATTTCTTCCATTCAACGCCAGTCTTAATTTGCCAGTCTCTGGCTTTAATCTGACCGAGAACAGATTCAAGAAAATAAATCATTGTCTCCAGGTAATCAATTTTTACCCTCATTGTATTTAGATCAGTGTCACCAGTGAGAAATTCATCCATCTCATTCTTGAGTGGTTTGACACCTTGCCATTGTGGCCAGTTTAATTCTTGGAGTTCTTCACGAGACAGTTCGCCACGATAGTAGCGAAACTTTGCTTTGCGCAACATGTTATAGTCTGAAGATAATTTAGTGTGCTTTAACTTTACGTTGACCAGCAACTTAATATACTTAGCGTGGAGTTTTGGAGTAGCGGTAGATTGTTCACCAAGATAGTTGTCATCTATCTGACAGTCAACATCCCACATCTCTTGCAATTGTTCTAGATTCATAATATACCTCAAGTGATAGTAGTACCATTATACTACTAATCTGCAATAAAATCAAATAAATTTGTAGTAACTGTATCGGAAAGTTGCTTGCCCTACGATATAAGGAACGTCTTGATTGGTTGATTGAAACAATACAGTATCAAGTGCAACTGGAAACATGTCAACGAATTGAACTGTTGCAACTGCAGTATTACTTCCACCAAGAATTTCCAACAAACCATCAGAGTAGTTCTTTGCTAATTCGCTTAATGCACCAGATTGATCTGCATTAATAAATGTAACATATTGATCATATGACTGAGGGAAACCTAGTGCAATAATCCAATTCCAAATTGCTCTGTAGTTTGCCATGTTCTCATCAATCAAGAAGTTGACTGCAAGGTTATCATACGTAATATGATCACCAGGAATTGGAACAGAAGCAAATGGGGTTGCGAATGATGGGTCACCAAATGTCAAACCAGGTAGATTGACCTGTTGACAAAAGAAATTCACAGAAGGAATTTTCTGAATGGTGAAATTAAATCCATTGGGTGACAATGGGTTAATGTTCGAAGGTAAGGGGCAGCTAAGTGTTTTATCCATACTATTATTTAGTAAATAAAAAAGGGAGAACCGAAGTCCTCCCTTAAAATACCGATCTTATTGTCGGCTTAATCAGCCGACACTTGATTACATCAAGTTAGTTACGGCAACCTTACGGTAGTAGTAGTTTACGTCCGCAGTCAAAGCACCATCGCTGTCAGAGGCATCCAACTGAACGAATGGGTTAGCAACTAGACCGTAACGAGTCTTGAAGCCAATCTTTGGTTGGAAGCTGTTAGGATCAACAGCACGAACCATTTGCAATGGAACGTATGGGCAGTAGAACAAACCAGCGTCAAACGCTGAAGAACCCTTGTAACCCATAGTGAAGAACTGAGTAGTTCCTTGGTTAGCAGTATATGGATCAACATATACTTTGTACTTGCCATTTAGAACACCAGCAAAAGTAGTGCTTGCTTCATCAACATTCAATGAAGTGTTAAGAGCAGGAGCATAGTCCAAAACACCAGCCATTGCCAAAGCACTTGCAACATCTGAAGAACAGATGATGAAGTTACCACGACCACGACGTGTTTGTTGAGCGATAGCATTGGCTTCACGTTCGATTTGGAACAATAGACCCTTGAACTTTTCAACAGACCAACGACCATTAGAGTCAGTGTCTAAGTCAAAAGTACCAGCAGTAGTAGTACCAACAGCTGCACCAACTTTAGCAGTCTTGTAGATAGTACGGATAACTTCACGATTGATTTCTGAAAGAATTTCAGTAGAAAGGATGTTGCTCAATTCGCCTTCAGCGTCAAGACCATGAACAGACTTCATGTCTTGTGCTAGTTCGATTGAGTATTCTGCTTTCAAAGCACGAGTCTTAGCAGTAACTGAACGCTTCTCGATAGAGAAAGCCATAGCACCGAAAGAACCGTCACCAGTACCACCTTGACCTAGACGTTCAGCTGCAGAAGTAGCCAAGCCAGTACCAGTAGTGTTAGAACCTGGATTCCAAGTAGAACCAGCATGAGTGCCAGTACCAGAGAAGTCAGTGTCAGCTTCGTTGAACAATGCTTCAGTACCACCTTGAGTGGAGTAGCGTGACTTCATTGCGAAAATCAAGCCAGTTGGTTGTGTCATTGGTTGAACACCGCAAACATCATAAGCGATAAGTTGTGGCATTGCACGACGAACCAAGCTGATCAATACTGGATCAAACTTAGCGAAACCGCCAGTGTCACCATAAGAACCAACAGCGTTAGCTGGAGCAGCTTCGTTCAATTCGCCCATGGCTTCACGACCACGACGCATTTCGATTTCTTGGTTTTCTAATAGAACAGCAGTAACTTCACGACGATACTGTTCCTTGATTGGGGCTGCGCCCTCGTGGTCCAATACTGGAGCCCACTTTTTTACGAGATCTTGACGAATAGTCATTTTGATTTCCTTTTATTTATTACGGTTGAGGACGCTAGTGTAAGCAGCCATGACTGGAGATAATTTCTTTTCTTCAGTTAGTGTGTCTACAGGAGCATCGGTAACTACAGACTTAACATCTGCTTGTGCTTTCTTAGTATTGAAATAGTTTTCACGAATAGTTTGTAACTTAGTCTTGAAAGTAGTTTCATTTTCGAAAGTTAATTCTTCAGCAAGACCTTTTAGCTTTTCAGCTTCTGTGTCAGCTAAACCATGTGCAGCTTCTTGAACCAATTCAGTACGCTTCAATTCACCAAGAGTTTTATTCAACTCGATGTTTGACTCAACTGTTTCTGTCAACTTAGCTTCTAGGGTTTCAACTTTCTCTTCTAGTGCACCAAGTACATCGAATTTCTCTTCAGGAATATCGATATAGTGCTCAACGAAAAGTTCTTTCATACCAGATACAAAACCTTCAAGAATTTCAGATTTCATACCATGCTCAAGGGCAATTTCATTCTGTGTCATCCACTGCTCGACAACGTAGTCGAGGTATCCATCAACTTTTTCAACCAAACCCTCTTTCATTTCTTCAACTTGCTCAGCAAGTTTAACTTCATTCTCTTCATGAATACGTGCGACTTCAGTCTTAACACGACTCATAACAGCAGCTTCAAAAATTGTTTCAGCTTTCTGTCTAAATTCTTCACTTAGTTCTTCGCCATTGAAAAGAGCATCAACGTCTTCTTTCATGTTTGGCTTAGCACCAGTTGGACCAGCAACTACTGGAGACTGATCACCAGCTTCAGCTTTTGCAGTAACAACATTTGGCTTCTTAGATGTACCCTTTGTGGCTTCATCTTCGTTGTCTACATTGTTACGGGCATGATCTGGATTTGGTGTTTCACCACCATTTGGTACAGTGTTAGTAGCAGTGCGCATAACTGATTGATCACCAGCCTGAGCACCATGTGTACCTGGATCCATACCACCTTCTTTACCTGAAACTTTATACTCGTCTAATTGTTGTTTATTAGACTCAGCAAGCATCTCGGCGATTTTTTGTTCGATTGACATCGTTTTTCTCCTAACTGGAATAGTTCTATATTATTTATTATTTAACGAATTTCACGAAGGAAATTCTTAAAAGCGAGGATCTTCGCTTCTTCTAGATTACGTGAAGAAGTTTTGCGAATGAATCGCTGAGTTTCTTCAATATGTTTTTCCACAAACTTTCCATCAACGAAAACCCATTCTTTGCTTTCCATGATACCACGTACATAGGCATCAGGTGCAGATGGGTCTGCAACGATGTCTGCTGCTGTTGACAGCATAAAATCGTCCTGAACAATTTGTAAACCTTCATTATTTGTCTGAAGGGATCCAAGTGCTCGACTAGACACGCCAAGGTTTGCGCCACCCTCGAGCAAACCGATAGCGATTTTACCCATAGGTGTTTCTAGAATCTTTGCTTTGCCGATATAGTTAGTGCCTTCTTTACGCAATGAAGTTATCAAGTGAGAAACACGATCAAGATTGATCTGTGGATTTTCTGGATGACCAAGTTCACCGTATGCACGATTCTTTTCGACATATTCTTTAATGTAACGACCGACTTCTGTATCCATAATTTTTTCTGGATACATACGACCATTACGATTTTTCAATTCTGATTGAAGGAATACACCTTCAATAAAATGAGTCTTACCTTTACCGAGTACACTTTCGGTAACTAGGTTAACTGGCTGATCTAATACTTCTCTAATAAGTTTCATGATTATACCTTATCTGGAGAGCCAGAAACAGTAGTTGAAGCACCGACACGAGTACGATCATCATAAGCACCGTAAGTAGCTTCTTCAACTTTAGTAGCGTATCCACCAACTTTACGTATTTTTAACCAGCACTCTGCTTGTGCGCCTGATATTGTTACAACAATATCGCTTGTATTTCCAATAGTATCTGGAATCATATTTTGGCCACCAAATTCTAACATACCAGCAGCGTCAGCTTGTAGTGTCATAACAACAACTGAGTTACGAGTGATGGTAACAATACCACCAGAAGCACCAGTCCATGTTACACCAAAAATATTAGCAGTTTGTGTCCCACCATCTAGTGCTTGTGTAGTTGCAAGCAAATCTGTAGCAAGTGTAATAGTTGCAGCTGCTGCAGTTCCAGCAACCTTTACAATGCTTTCTTGGTTTGCGTTCTTTAGAACAGTTTTTACGACAGCCATTTTT